CCAAAAAACAGTAGACGCTTTGAACAATTATTTGAGTAAAACGTTGTCGGATAAACGCTCTAGCGTATCAGCAAGTAGGGTTGCTGAATAACTAGTATTAAGTTCGATTATATAACTAAATAATGCGTTTATATCGACATTCCCATCAAAATCTGTAATTTCATCCATCTTGGAATCAATTTCTTCTTGAGTGAAGAACTTGGATTGGACATGATTAACAGATTCGATAACTATATCTTCATATTTTGACATATATATCACCTCCTCATAAGGAGTATAGCAGAAAAAATAATAAGGAATGATTACTATGCCACAAACACTTAATGTATCAGTACCAATTCCAGACACACATGTACTCATAGAAAAAGAAGAATACGAAGAACTGTTCAACTACTCTTTAGATCCGGTCTGGGACTTAAAAGATTTAAAGAAAAAGTTAAAGATGTCTTCTGATGACACGATTAAAGATAGATTGTTATTCAATCCTAAATTTGAAAAGATCTTGAAGAAACAAGGGATAGCACACTATCCAGATGAAAGTTTTAACAGATGGAGATTCAACGCAAGAAAGATGAATAAATTTATCGATGAACATTTCAATGAAATACACGGCAAATAAAGGAGGTGATGAAATGAAGTATCTATTGGCATACCTAACAATGATTATCGTTGCATTAGCACTTGTGTTATTAAGATTCCATTTAGCTACAACACTAGTTATTAGCTTATCCGTATTACTAATTGCAATCCCATTCTGGAAGACTTGGATTGAAGAAATAAAAAAGACTGAATGCTAACTCGCGCTTAGCAAACAGTCAAAAAAACTAATTGGAAAGTAAACATAAATTAATTATACCCCAAACTTATGGAGGTAATCAACTTGAAAGAGACGATAACGTATTTAATCAAACGTAAAGATACAGAGTTATTTGTAACTAATAAACCAACTGACAGAAATGGCGACATCAGTTATTCGACAAACTTTAACCGTGCTAGAGAATTTAATGGCATAGAAGACGCAAGTATAGACATGACAAACCATGTCGCTATTAAACATACGCACATTGAAAAAGATGAATACGAGGAGGTTACTATAGATGACTGAAAAATTGAATCTATATCAAAAGATTGCAGATGTTAAAGCGAACATAGACGGATTCACAAAAGATACAAAGGGCTTTAACTATACGTATGTAAGTGGTTCTCAAATTCTACACAGAATCAGACAAAAGATGATAGAACACAATCTATTATTAGTGCCGCATTTAGAAGATGAAGAATATGAGCAAGTAGAACTAACACGCTACAACCATAAAGCAAAAAAAGAAGTGACTAGTACAGAGTTTGTAGTAAAGGTAAATCTAACTTATACGTGGATTAACGCAGACAATCCACAAGAAAAATTAGAAATTCCTTTCTATGCCATAGGTCAACAACAAGATCCATCACAAGCATTCGGCACTGCGCTCACATATTCGGAACGTTATTTCTTGATGAAATTCTTTAACATTCCAACCGACGAAGATGATGCAGATGCTAAGCAAAAGCAAGAGCAGTATTCAAAAGCAGATAATAAACAAATCAAACTATTGCATGAAGAAATTAAAAACTTTTTAGATTTAATGACTTCCCTTAATAAAAAAGTGACTGAAAAACAAGTAAGAAATCAATTTAATATACCAGATGATAATAAGATATCTCAATCCCAAGCAGTAGGGTTTATTAAACAATTACAGTTAACTGCTAGCAAATATAAGGAGGACAAATAATGAACTCAATCAATCTAATCGGAAATTTAGTCAACGAACCGAAAGTATATGGACAAAATGGGAAGGTTATTAAATTTATGGTAGCGGTACAACGTCCATTTAAAGATAAGCAAACAGGTGAATATGAAAGTGACTTTATCCCTTGTATTGCCTTTAGTAAGACGGCAGAAATTATCAGTAATAACTTCAGTAAAGGTAGCAAGATTGGTATCACAGGACGTTGGCAATCAGGAAGATTTGATAAAGATGGCCAAACAGTCTATACAAACGATTGTGTTGTAGAGAATGTCACCTTCATTGAACGTAAGTCTAAACAGCAAAATCAAAAATCTAATCAATCATTCAACGCTAAGCAACCAGTATCACAAGATGATAATCCGTTTGAAAATACTGATATAAGTTCAGACCCGTTACCGTTTTGAGTTGATTTAAATGGCGATTATAACGAATTATATTCAGCAGGAAGACGGTACGACAACTGTAGTAGTTAAAGATGTAGAACTATCAAGTAAAGATTTTTTATTACTTGACAACGATTTAGAAGTTGAGTGTGACGTAGATGTTTTAGATCCTTATCAGATTACAGATAAGCAACGTCGTAAAATATTTGCGATGTTGCGTGACATCTACGACCACTTTGCCCAACCGATTGAGTATTTACGCTACATGTTTCAAAAGCAATTAGAGTTACTGAATGGCTATGAACCTATCTCATTAAGCAACTGCACTCGACGACAAGCGAGTGAGCTAATCGAACTTATACTCGATTTTGTATTCGAACATAATATACCCATGAGAAAGCGCACAAGCGCTCTCATGAGCAATGACAAGTATTTCTTATACAAATGTACTGTAAATAGAGTTTGCGTTATATGTGGCGCACAGAACGCCGAGTTGGCACACCGATATGCAGTAGGTAAAGGACGCAATAGACATAATATAAATCATAAAGATAACCAAGTTCTAGCTTTATGTCATTCGCATCATTCGGAGCAGCACCGTATTGGCATGGACTCATTTAATAACAAGTATCACTTAACTAATAGTTGGGTGGATGTAGATGGGAAATTAAACAAAATGTTGAAAGGAGAATCAAAATGACAAAAAAAGACCATATCATTTATTTATCGTTAATTTTCCTAAATTTGATAGCGATTGTTCTTTCGGTAGTTTCCCTGATAGTTCAGTTTTAAAGTAGATGAGCGCTTAAATAAGATGTTGAAAGGAGTGAGTAGATGAATAACTTTTCTAAAGAAAAGATAGAAACTGGATTCACGCAAATCCCTAATGAAATTTTACGTAATCCTAATACAACCGCAAAAGCTAAATGGTTACATTGCTATCTCATTAGCAGACCTGATGATTGGACATTTTATCTATCAGAAATAGTTAACAACACTAAAGAAGGTCGTACAGTAATAGAAAATGCAATGAATGAATTAATAGAACATGGTTATGTAACCAGAACAAGAATGAGAGACAAACAAGGAAGACTAGGTGCATATCATTATCATGTACGGTATACACCAGTGCAGGTTTCCTACAGTAGATTATCTACAGTAGAAAACCTACAGTAGATTAACTACAGTAGAAAACCTACAGTAGATTAACTACAGTAGAAAACCTACATCTACTAATACTGATAGAACTAATACTGATTTAACTAATAAAGACATTAATAATACTGATAGTAATATGAGCGCAACTAAAGTTACGCAAGAGCAATTCAACCAATGGTGGAATTTATATGATAAGAAATTAGATAAGAAAAAAGCATTTAGTTTATTTAAATCAGCATTAAAGAAACATGACTTTGAAACGATTATGAATGGAACTAAAGCATATAAGAAAACAATTACTAACAAACAATATCAAAAATATCCTAAGACATTCTTATCACAAGAAAGCTATATGAACGATTACAGTAAAGAGATGCCTAAATCGATAGGAGAAAGCAACAAAGATACTGGAGGGAGCTATTTTGAACGAGTTAAAAATGGGGAGGCATAATTAAATGGGAATGACTAAAAAAGAAGCTACGACAATTATGAGTTTACTTGAAACTGCCTTCGTTATGAACTTTCCTAAAGACGATTTAAAAGCAAAGTTGTGGGTCGAACAACTTACTAAGTACGGTGATTACGATAGATCATTACACAAGACTAAAAAATATATACGTGAACATAAATTTAAACCCACGCTATCTGAAATTGTAGATAGCAAACCTAAACAATCAAACGACGCCGTAATACCAGAAGAAGAAACTCACGAGTACAGAATGAAGCACGATCCTGAGTACGCTAATAATCGTGAAAAATTAAAGCGACAGTGGGAGAAAATGAAACAAGAATGGATGGGTGAAGATGACTAAAATAGATGTCTTAAACACCGAAGAGGCTATTGTCTCCAACCTTATGCACAATCCTGACTTACTAGGCAAGTTGAAACTTAAACCACAAATGTTTACAGACGATAAAATTCAAGGCTTTATCCAATATGTAATGGACAACGGAAAAGTTGATGTGAACCAAATCTATTTCAAAAGCCGTGAGGACAAGAATTTTATATCTACAAAACGATTAGGTGATATATACAATTCAGACGGCACAGACAAAGTGTTCTTCATGCAAGATCAGATGAATTTATTACAAAACTATGTGATTAGCGAAGCTCAGAAACAAGCTAATGAGTTTAACAACATGCCTACGCAATCAAACTTCAATTATCTCATAGAGCAACTACAACAATTAAGCAACATGAGAATAAATAAAGACAACCCAACAGACAACTATCTTATGGAATTGATGGATAACATATTATCAGACAAACCTAAAGACTTTATCAAAACAGGGATTAAGTCGGTTGATAACAAAATTATAGGCTTTGAGGCTGGCCAATTAAATGTGTTAGCTGGCAGGCCTTCAACCGGAAAGACTTCACTAGCATTGAACATCATGTGGAACATTGTTTTGAAAGGTTATCCTACGACATTCTTTAGCCTTGAAACAGGTGGTAGTAACATCGTTGAGCGTTTGGTATCAAGTATTACCAATATACCTTTGTACAAGATAAAGCAAGCTGATGGATTAGGTGATAAAGGTACAACGCAAGTGATGAATGCGATAGACCGAATTAAAAAGCATAGTAACTTACGTATCGAAGATCAAGCTCAAATGACTCCTCAAGATGTAAGAGAAAGAGCGATGGATCAATCGGAATTACCACATGTGATATTTATCGATTATTTAACTTTGATGCAATCAGATGTTCCACAACGAGATAAACGTTTAGAAGTCGAAAAGATTAGTCGTGATTTAAAAATCATAGCGAAAGAAACAGGATGTGTAATTATAGCATTATCTCAGCTAAGTCGTGGTGTTGAATCACGTAATGATAAAAGGCCAATGATGAGCGATTTAAGAGAAGCTGGTGGCATTGAACAAGATGCTAATATGATTTTCCTATTATATCGTGAAGATTATTACGATAAAGATCTAGTGGATAACGACACAGGCAAATCTGATATAGAGTTTATCATAGCTAAAAATAAAGACGGAGAAACAGGCACAGCAGAACTTGAGTTTTATAAAAAATCTCAGAGGTTTTACGGATGAAAATAAATGAACTACAAGAGACGTTAAGACGTATGTACAAGGAATATGAACGAGAACCATTAATCCAAATGCGGATTATCGATTGGGGCAAAACAATCAATCGATTATTAGATGAGAAACGACTCAACATTTTTGATGACTTTGAAGAAAATAAAGATTTCATATTTGACGAAATGGAGGCATTTAAGCATGCAAGAAGAGAATGACCAATACTATCTGTTTACTTCAGAGAGTGAACGAGTATTTAGAGTGACTGAATTAGGTGACGGTGATTTTTACGTAGATAATCTAGCAGGACAACGCTATTGGAACGTTGATAGCAAAATGATGACGCCGAATTCGCTAAATAAATTCAAAGCAAATCATAATCTATATCTTGAAGAAGAGTTAAATAGTCAAGCGACTATCTTTGATATGTAGGTGAGCGAATGGAAACGATTGAAATTAAACTTGATAAGCCTGTAGCGTCACCACGTCCGAGATTCAGACGCATGGGCAAGTATGTTCGAACGTATATGCCAAAGAGCTATGAAGACCATAAACAAGACATCCAGTGGCAGTTACCAATGTTGATGATTGATAAGCCTATAAAACTTGAACTTGAGTTTTACTTTCCACCGTTAAAGTCATGGAGTAAAAAGAAATGTAACGAAATGATAGGTCAGTACAAAGGCAAAAAGCCCGACATTGATAACTTAATGAAAACGGTCCTAGATGCTGCGAATAAACACTTGTGGCAAGACGATGGTCAAATTGTAGAGATAAAGAGTTTTAAACGATTCTCAGATAATCCAAGAATTGTTTTAAAACTAGAAGTTGTGGAGGGATGACATGGATTATAAAGAAACGAATGTCAAAGTTGAACTGAATATCAAAGCACAACTCAATGTGCCAGTTACTACTAAATCAACATATGACTATGATGACGAAATTCAAGACGAGATAGATCGACTCTTCTATGAGTTTGTGAGAAGACCGAGACTTATTGAGTACGAAGACCTTGAGTTTTTAGATATTGATGACGTTGAAATAAAAGATATTGATTAGGAGTGAGAACATGGGAAAAACAATTAATTTGCCAAAGAAAAAGGACAATAAAGGTCGCTTGTGCTATCTAACAACAGATGGCTCAAAGCCTTATTACATTCCTGTTGATGTATATAAAAATGCTGTAAATGTAGGTATGAATCATAAAGAGATTAAACAAGCGTTTAAACAAGGGATTCGCAATCTCAAACGATCAATTAAATACAGAGAGAATCCAGAGGCATTTGAAGAAGACAAGGAGAAACAAAAGGCATTAGACGTTAAACGAGATAGAAAAGATAAGCTCTCTCGTTTAGCAAGAATCACTCAACACCGTAACGTCTCTTCTGCCGAAATGGTAACAACATACAAAATACGTGATGATTACTGGTTTGAAAATACATTTAATCAAATGTTTGGAAAGTGGGGTCAGCGCCATGCAAACAAATGATATGCAACAACGTAAACGCAAACAGATGAACGACGTCCCTTGTCATTATCAAGGCGCCGATGGAATTGATGTTATTGAGTTCTGTCGCCAACAATTTACGCACGAAGAATTAGTAGGTGCTTTGAAATTCAACATTATCAAATATGCTACTCGTTTAGGGCGTAAAGAAAATGATTTAGAAGACTTGAATAAGATTGGCGTTTATCAACGTCGTTTGAGTGAGGTGCTAGATAATGAGTAGAAAAGTGTACTTGGGTGGCGATATGCTTTCTCACGGCCAACAAATGAGAAGAGAGTTTGAGAAAAAGGAACTCGAGCGCTTAGGGTTTGATGTCTACGCACCACAAGATGATGACGACGTTAATGATAAAGTAAATGCTAATCAAGAGGGATTAGCAGAACGTATCGTTTATAACGACACAGCAGGTATTTACAAGAGCGATATACTCATCTTTGACTATTTGCCCCATGCACAAGGGACGATAGCAGAAATGGGCTATGTACATGGGTTACTGCAATATGTAGATAACGATAAATATGACATCTACGTTCAATGTACTGATGTTAGACAAGGTACTGGTCATATACCGAGTGAGCAAGATCGAACAGAGTTCTCGATAAATCAGTATGTGTATGGTGTGATACTAGATATTACTGAAGGTCGAGGTATTCAAAGTTTTGAAGAAATCTGCCAAGAACTTATTTCTAATGAGGAGTGGTAATGATGATAGATTACTTTAAAAATAAACACTACCTCTTAAATAATGATGGCAAAAGAGTAGCACATGTTCATATTATCAATGGATTGTATAAAGTATGCGGTCATTATCGGACAATGTATCACGGATTGAAATTTCGGTTTAATAAGTCAGAGTTTGAACAGTTTTTAAAACAC